AGGGGCAATGATGACGGCAGGGTCAGAATAGAAATACTTACCCCGACGATTGCCTTCACGGTAGGCAAGGTAACTTTCTTCTTTGAAATCCAGACCAGGATTGGTGTAGGTGCTCAGAATGTTAAGAAGTTGATTCAGATCATACAGAGCAACATCACGAGGGAACTCTTCATCAATCTCTGCTTCTGCAAGGATGTTTTTGGCAACAGAGATGGTGCGGAGTTTAGTGCCCTGCTTCACAAGAATGGAATTGTTGATTCCAGCAAAATTCTTGAGGATGGTGAGGGTGTTATCAGACAGTTTCATAGATTCGCGTAGTTTCATCACTGAGGGTAGGTTTCGCGTTTGGCGTTTTTATCGTTGAAGTGCATCAGAAGAACAGCATAGTGCAGAATCTTCATGATATCACGTCGGGCAGTGCCTTTCTTATCATAACGAGAGGCATACTTAAGGATGTTGGATCGGCAGAATGCTTCACCATCACCACAAGCTTCAATCAGATCAAGTGTCTGAATTTTATCATCACCAGCAGAGTAGTGAGCGTTGTAGGTTCCAGAAATATAATCCTGCAGTTCTTTGAGGATAGTGTCCTCATCATATTTGTACCAATTAGAATCGTTATTCATAGTGTTGTCAAAAATAGTAATTGTACCCGCATTCAAATTGTGTTCGTCTTCGGGACCGTACATAGCATCGTAAAGCAGAGACCAAGAGTTTGTCATCATTATATCAAGAGAAGGTTTGAACGTCAACCGCATCTTGATCGGGCATCTCAAAATCAGCATCAACCTTGTCATACAGTTCAAGGAATGCCTGCTTTGTTTCATCATCAAAGCGATTGACACACACCTGAATTGCCTTTGCCTTATCACCAAAGATGCTATATGCCTTCACAATGTGAACCAGACGACGAGTGCTAATAATTTCTTCAATGCCACCATCGTAGAAGGTCTTACGGATGATATCTGCCCAGTCAGCAAGTCGCTTGCAGAAGTTTTCATCATCACAGAGTTTGTTGAGAATCTTAGTTTCAGTAGCAGTGGTAGGATACTCCTGTTCAAAGGTCACTGGGAATCGCTCAAGGAAGGCTTCATTGAGCACATTAGTTCCAATGAATCGTCCGTCGTCTGAACCTTTACCTTTAGTGTTTGCTGTTGCAATGACATTAAAACCATCGGCAGGTTGAACAACCTTACCAATTTTCTTCAGAAACACACCCTTGCCTTCAAGGATGGACTGGAGACAGAGAATCTTGTTGGAAGCAAGGTCAATTTCATCGAGTAGCAGGACTGCTCCTCGTTGGAGTGCTTCCACGACAGGTCCGTTATGCCAAACTGTTGCCCCATCAACAAGGCGAAACCCACCAATAAGATCGTCTTCATCAGTTTCAATAGTAATGTTTACACGGATGAGTTCCCGTCCGAGTTGGGCACACGCTTGTTCGACAGAAAACGTTTTACCGTTACCCGAGAGACCCGTGATAAACGTAGGGTAGAATACACGGGACTGAATAATTTTTTTAAGATCACCAAAATTGCCAAACTTGACGAAGGAATCATCTTTTTCTGGAATGAGATTTTGAACAACAGCAGGCATCGCTGCAGGAGCATTGTAAGAGACTTCTAGTTCTTGAACTGTCTCTTTGGTAACTTCAAGATTCCACTTGCCACGACTTACTTTACAACCCTCTTTCTCAAGGCGGCGAGTGATGCTCTGATAGTTACAATCGTTCATAGCACACCATCCCCGAATGTCCGCAGAGGTGACTTCAGGACCATAAGAGTCTTGGAGTGAAGCAATGATAGATGAGAGTTGCATGGGTGATTTGTTTCAACATAGTAATTATACAAAAAAAGAGGGTCATATAGACCCCCTAGTGGACAGTTATACAAGTGTCACATCACTTGGATCTGCGGAGAGACCTCTTAGTTTCTTTCAAAGGAGCGGGTGGTTCCAGTTCTACAACGGGTTCTGGTGCGGGTTCAACAACTGGTTCAGGTGCTGGTGCGGGGGCAGGAGCAGGAGCAGGTGCTTCCGCTGCCTTACCACGAATTAAATCTCCAAATCTACTCATGGTCCTTGCGTAGTTTTCTATTATTTATTAAGCAACAAGTTCCACAAACTCACCAAGAATTTTTTTATTCATTTTCTTCATGCGAAGACTCTTGACAAAAGCACTCTTAATCTGAGTTTTAGTGGCATCTTCTTTCACTTCAAATCCAGTGTCCTGAGACAGAGAGTTTGCGGAGAGAACAAAGTAACTATGATATCCAGAATTTTTGATGGTGAATGCTCTTTCTTTACGCCATGAGAGTTCTGCCTTGTCATAATCATCGTTAAAGACACCGCAGTACCGGCGAATAAATGCTTTGGCATCCCTAGACTCAATAACACGAATACCTATAAAGTTCATATCGGGAAAAGTTGCTTTCAAATCTTCCAGGAGAACATCAGTCATCTCATACCACTCTCCACCTAGAGAACGAGTAATGCCGGTTTTTCTGTTCCGGAGGAAGCAGTGAGGACCAAGAGAGTTAATACCAATAAATGGTTCAATCGCATTACGACGGAACAATTCACGATGATATTTGAGGGGAGCTGCCTCTCCATCAGTAAGGATCACACACTGAACCTTCTGAAGTTTGTTATCACGCTTGAACTCTGGGAGGATTTGATGTAAGCAAGCTAGAGTTTCATTCAGGGGAGTTCCAGAAAGATTCCAACCGACAGGACTTGGATATGTGACCCAATAACGATGAGAGTATGCCACCCTGAAAACATTCTTCATCTGCTTTTCAAGTTCAGAACTACTCACTTTACTAGTGAAGATATTCATGAGAGAGAACCACTCCGGAATGGAAACCAAACCATCTTTAGGGGTGTACGAACGCTCACGAACCTCTGATCCACCATGCTCATCACATTTGACAAGAGGATACTCACTGGTGAATGCATAAACGTCAAAAGGAATAGACACTTTCTTACAGAACCACATCAGGTTAAAGAGTTGCTTGAGCGTGTCAATCAAAACGGTGTTCATAGAGGCAGACCAATCAAGAATAAACACTAACCCATGGTTCTTGCCATCAGCAAGCGTAGTGACCTTCTTAAACAGATCTTCGTTGTATTTGTAAGAATGAAGTTTAGAACAGTCTAGAACTCCTGTACGAGAAGTTGTGGCACGAGCATACGAGTCTGCTGCTTTCTTACACTCAAACTCTTTTACCAGATAGTTGACTTCTTTCTGAGCGGACTTCTTAAACTTCTGATACTGAGTATCAATAATATCAAAGGCATCACTCTGTTCATACTCATCCCAAACTTCAGAGCACTTTCCATGGACCTCAGCATTGGGAACAATAACCCTACTCAAATCCATATGAGGAATTTCTACATATACATTCTCCAAACCTCGGTTATCAACAAGGTCTTTCAAAGCATCCTCAAGTGCTTCCATGGTCTTGACTTCAACCTGATCATCAGTTTCTTCTGAACTAGTCTCCTCTTCATCTTGAGCATCTTCAGATTCTTGCTGTTGAGGAGGTTCAGGTTGATCATCATTCTCAACCTCTTCAGTTTGCTCCTCGGATTCTCCAGACTGACCCTGTGGTTGAATTTCTTGCTTCTGTTCTTGCTTCTGTTCCTGCTCACAGAACTTCTGAATCATCTCTGCGACATCAAGAACTTCTTCAAATGTCTCACAATCACCAACTTTCTTGACAAGTTCAACTTCTTCTTCGGTGAAGGGAACAACCTCAAAACTACCAATCTTATAATAGAGATTGATTTTGTCGGCAAGATTGTAAGAGTTCAAATCATCATCACCAATAGCAAAGAAGTCCTGCTCGGAAAGTTCATAGTATCCGCGATAGAATGACTTGGAGATGCCAGCGTAACGACGCTTCATCAACTTCTCAATACGAGCATCCTCAACAACATTTACAATCTGAGGATTGATTCGCCTGTCTTTAATCCAGTTGATATCAGGCGTGTAGAGGGCATGACCGACCTCATGACCGACCAGCATGTCATAGACCACTCCGCTTGCCTTCTCCCACATAGGAAGCGTCAGGACGCGACTGTGGACGTTGAAGCAGGCAGTCTCCACTTTCTTGTGCTCAACCATCAGGTCTTCAGTAGCAAGCAACTTGGCGAGTTGAGACTTGATTTCGTGGCGGACGGTCATGGGTCTGATGCGTATGGACCTATTATACAAAAAAAGGAGGTCCGAAGACCTCCCAGTAGACAGTTTGGAAACTGGTCACTTGAGTTTAGTGTTGTACCTCTTACCACGCCAAGTAAATTCTGCCTTTCCTGCCTTTCTAGCAGCAGCAAAGTTAGCGTCAAAATCCTTTGCAGCAGCACTCAGTTTTGTAGCAGATCTTTGCACTGGTTTACCATAATCAGGATTGTTTACTGGACCCTCTGCTGGAGGAATATTAGACATTCCTCTTGGTTGTTTTGGTTCTCTGGATTTTATACCCTGAGCAATATCTCTCGTAAGATCAGGACCTGGTAAACCATAGTAACTTGGAAGTCGTGACCTCATCTTATCAGTTGTACCAGTTGCAGAAGCAACACCTCTTGTCAGTGCTTTTCCTAGTTCAGTTCCTGCCGCTTTGGCAACTGGTGTAAGTGTAGCATCAGCAGCGATTTCAGCACCAACTGCTAGAGGACCTTTCAAACCTTTGAGAAGTCTAGCACCTCTCGATAATGTAGCAGTGCTTGGTGGTTTTGCCATTAACCTTTGTCTAGCAAAAGCACCAGCGTCCCTAGTGACTCTTGGAGGTTTTGGAAAACTTTGTCCAGTATTTGTTGAACCTGGACCAAACTGTGGTTTTGGTGCTGCACCAAGATCTGTCATAGTAGGAACACTTCTAGTTCCCAGTAATCCCCCAGTCTGAGGTGGTGTTTTAATCTTTGGGACTTCTACTTTGGGAGTAGATAACTTTTGCTTGGCAGCATTATACGCACCACTTCTATCTCCAGGAAAAGATAAATTTCCAGATCTCAAAGATCCAGTAACTGATCCACCAGTGGCATTAGGAATTCTGGTTGCTGGTCTTGATTGCTGAACTCCTGGTACTTTTTGTCCAGTTACAGGACCAGTTTTGGTTGGATTTTTAGAATCAATCTCTGCTTTAATCTGCTCAACAGACTTAGAGGGTTTTCTTCTTCTAGCCGGTCTTGGTTCTTCCTGAATGTTTTGATATGCTTCAGAAATATTTCTCAGATCCTTGGAGTTCATTTCCAGATACACTTTTTAGGTATTTAGGAGACTACTTTACTGAACCCCTTGATCTTATCAAACTTGACTACATTTTCAAATTTGTCAAGCATATCTACTTTGTGAGAGATCACAAATATGTTTGCGTCCTTGATGACATAACGAATAATCTTTAGGAACTCATCGGTTCCAAAACCATCAAGAGATGAGTCAAACACCTCATCCATAATCAACAGGTTAGTGTTAGCAGAGTTTTTGACACGCGCTACCTCACGCCAGGTGAAGAGTAGGGCAAGGTCTATTCTCATCTTTTCACCCTCACTAAAAGAACTATAAGAAAAGTCTTCGTGAATAGGGGACTTGATGGACTCGCTAAATTCTTCGTTCAGATGAAAATTAATGTAAAAATCCATCATCTGAAGATAACGATTAACCTGTTGATTGATGAAAGGGAGATACTTCTTGATGATTTTTGTTTTTACGCCGTCATCCTTTAAAAGGGAATAGGCAAAATCGTGATAGACGATTTCTTGTTTTTTGTCTGCTAATTCTTCAATTGTCTTGTGGAGATTAGTTTTAAACTCTTCTAACTTCTCATGTTCAGTATTTCTGTTCTGTAAGTTACTGGCAATAGTTTGAATTTCATGTTCAAGTTCTCGTATCTGTCTCTGGTTGAGATTAATCCGAGTATTGTTTTGAGAAATGTCATGCGTTAGACTAGTGATCTCCTGAGATAGGTCGTTGAATTGACGCTCTCTATCTTGTTCAAACTTAATGGCGTTAACGAGTTCATCGTAACCTTCCTTCAGTTCCTTTGCTTTATCTTGAGCGTCACTAATTCTATTTAAGCGAAACTCTTCTGCTATATCCTGCTGACAGGTGGGGCATACCGTATTCTCAGTGAAAAACCGGTGTTCTTTGGTAATTGTGCCTACCTTTTGAGAGATTTTGCCCTTTAGATTGTTTAGTTTTGATAACTTTTGCCTTGCGCCAGTAACCGCCTCTTGCTTCTCAGTTTTACTCTTTACATCTTCCTCTAAGGAAGTATTCGTCTCAATATACTCATCAACTTCTCCCATCAGAGAAGTGATTTTTTCTTTATTAGATTTGATATTTTCTTTTCCACGGTTCTCAAGCTCTTCAATAAAGTTGCTCTGCATCTTCATCTTATCTTTGAGATTTTCTCTCTTCAAATCAAGAGATTTAACCTGACCCTTCTTCTCTTTGATAGTATCCTTGACAATATTATTCATCGCAGAGAAGATGCGAATGTCAAGCAAATCCTCAATAACTTCACGACGTTGAGATGTGCTGAGTTGCATGAAAGGAGTGAACCCAGCAGAACCCAGAATTACAATCTGAGTGAATGACTTATAGTTTAACTTAAGAATATTTTCTTCAAGGATACGTTGCATGGAGCGATCATCTGCTTCCTGATGCAACTTAGTCCCATTTACAACGATGTCAAATACACTGGGTTTGATACCCCGACGAACCAGGTATTGACGAGAGTTTACAGTGAACTCAATTTCAACCATACACTCCCTTTCATTAGAAGTGTTGACAAGTTGAGGTTTATTGATTTTGCGATATGGTTTATTGAATAAAACAAAAGTCAGAGCATCCAGAACAGTTGATTTACCTGCTCCGTTTGTTCCTACGATTAAGTTGGTACTATTACCTTGAAAATCTATTTCAGTATATTGATTGCCCGTTGACAGAAAGTTTTTCCACTTAATCTTTTGAAAGGTTATCATTCTTTGGAGGTATCACAATATCGTTCGGTGTAATCACCGCGTATCTGTAATTATACAACCTACAGGTTCTTATGGCAAGTGGTCCATCAACCTCCACAACTTCCAATTCAGTAGGATCTTCCTCTTCTTCAAGTTGCATCGCATATCTTTCAGCATCATCTTCTTCCTCAAACAAGAACAAGACTTTCTCACCGTTCTTGTTTTGAACGGCATATGCACCCTCTTGTTTTTTGTCTTTAAGGGTAAGAAGAAACATTACTCAACCTCGCACGCTTGATTATAGATTTTCTGCAGAATACCTTTGATAATACTTTTATCACAGTCCATTTCTGCTTCATCAATATATCTATTCAAAAGCGAGATTGTGTTTTCTGAATCGTCTGCCTCAAACTCTTCGTTCTCTTGGATTTCAAAGTTGTCAACAATCTTGAGTTCTTGAACTCCGATGCTGTAGAGTTTGTCAAGAAATTTCTCAAAGTCTTTGGGTTTCGTCTTTTTCTTGACGATAACTTTTACAATCTTTGCCTTGTATTTCGTGGCATCAAAGAGTTTGTAATTCGTATCTTCGTAGTAGATGTTGTAGAAGATGCTGTAAGGGTTGTCAACGTGAGAATGCTCTAAAGTGTCAGTATCAAAGATTGTGAACCCTCTAGGGTCATTCACGTCGTTCCAGAACATCTCATAGGGGTTGCCTAGGTAGAAGATTCGTCCGTCGTCTGATCGTGTATGGTAGTGACCCGAAAATACCCGCTTGAACTTCTCAAATAATTCGCCCTCCATACCGTCTTCCATGATATGACCGCGATGCGCTCTAAATCCGTTGAGCTCAAGGTGCCCCATCGCGCAGTCGCTAGTTGAACCTTTAATAGAAAGGATACTCTTTTCAATATTCTCTGCATTGATCCAAGGAATAAACAGAACTTGTAGTCTATCTAGCATGACCTCAGTGCATTCTGAATAGACTTTTACATTTTCATATTCTTTCAGCAACAAATCTACAGAATTCACTTCATTCGTGTTCTTGTAGTATGCGGTATGATTACCGACAATAGTATGGACTATGACGCCCATGTCTCTCAAACGATTGTAATATGTCTCTTTCGCCCAGTCAATCGCCCACAGATCAATACTCCGACGATTGTCAAAAGTATCTCCCATATCTACAACAGTAGTGATATTATGTTTTTCTAGATACGGGAAGAAAATATCATCATAAAATTTTTTGAAATGATCATGAAGAAACTTAGAAGACTTTCGTGCTCCAAAGTGTTGATCTGTGATAATGGCAATCTTCATCTATTCTTATAAGTGATGTTATCCTTAATCGTATTGTAATCAGAACTAGATCCAGCAAGAGCAGTGTCATCAACCATCATGACTTCATCAAACCCAGTCTTTTCAATGATCTTGGTCTTGATCTCTAGTTGCTTCTTCTCCTTCTGGATACGTCTCAGAAAGGCGTAGTGAATAATCTGAGTGAAATATGCAAATGGGTTCTTAGACTTCTCTGGGTCAAAGTTATGAATGTACTGAACACAGTTCTCAATACCATCAGAAATCATATCGTCTCTGAACATGTAATTGACAAAGTTTGGTTTATAAGAAAGGTGTGTGGCAATCTTAAGAAAACATTCACCCAAGTAATTACTGATTGGTGGTTTTCCTTCCCAACGCTTTGAACGGTCTTCTTTGGTAGGTTCTCTACCATACTTACTAACAAAGTCCTCTTCTACTTTTGATCTGTAAACAATAAGTGCTTCTAGTAACTCTTTGTTGTTTACATAATGCTCGGATCTTTTTTTAACCATAACATCACTTTATTGAATATACTTGATGTTTATATTATAACACATAATCAAAGCTTGACAAGATGTCCAAATGTGAGTAGAGTGCCTTTGTGAGGTTTCAGAGATGAGCTTTAGCTTTCTTTGTTATCTTTAAGTTTATAGAGGTTCTCTAGCATTTCTCTAGCATCTTCAACTGTTGTTACGTATCCCATCTTCTTAGTAACTTCAGATTGATTACTAGAGGACCCTAGGAGATAGTCACTATCACTATCATCATCTTCATCATTTAAGTAATTGTTGTAGAACTGAATAATCTTTTGTTCTGTAATTTCAGTCATAGTAACAACCTTATCAAGTTTTATAATAAATAAATCATCGCTGGGTATCTGAAGCCATGGTTTGATCTTGATGGCATATCCATTCCTTGTTTCAATGAGTTTCATGATTACAGGATTTTGAAGAACTAACACAGGATCTTCATAATTATCATCCACACAGGCAAGTGCGAATATTTCTTCACCAGTAATTAGTTTGACAGTACAATAAAATTCTTCTCCCATTAGCTCCTTAGCGGTATGTTTACAATGTCGTAATTGAAGTTCTCTTCGTTATAGACTTTAATTCTTTCAATCAAATGGTTAAGGGTATAATTCTTCCTGGATTTGTAGGATATATCGTCAGCGATATCATATAAAGTTGCTTTCGTTTTGTTGTTCCCTTTTCTGAGGACTCTTCCAATTGATTGGAGGTTACGTATTCTGGATTTAGAAGGAGAAGCAAAAATAACATTATGCAGATTCTTAATGTTAATACCAGTACTGAATGTTCCGTATGAAGCAACAATAATTGCGTTGTTCTCCTTTTCAGTAATCTCCCTTACTTTCTCTCGGTCCTCTGTTTGGACACCCCCATGAACAAAGAATACGTGTCGTTCGTCAAGTCTACCGTTATTTATCATGTCGTATAATGGTTGCCCATGTCCTTCTACTCTGGCAAACAAGATGAGAGTATTACCTTTTAAATCAAGTGCCAGATTGCGAATGAACTTATTACGTCTTTCGTGATTTATGATATACTGGACCTCTTCTTCAAAGTTTTCAAACTTATGAGCAGGGTGCTTCAGTAGAAGTACATTAATATCCAACTTAGCAACATGCCCTTTCTTCATCAACTCTTCAGTTTTAATAATCTTGTACGATGGTCCAAACAGTCCCTCCAACACCCATTTATGAGTTTGTGTACCATCAAGAGTACCTGTAAACCCGTAACGATATTTGGCATCAGCAAGTTTCGTCATTATAGATATTAATGATTTACTTTTAAACTGGTGTGCTTCATCCCCAACCACTACGTTAAAACGTTCAAAATATTT